TCCGCCCCTTAACTCACAGTTGCGGAACCCTGATAATAGGAAACAAGCTCAGCCCCGAAGATTTGGCCGAGGCTCAGGAAAATAACAAGGTTACCCACTACCGCCGTAAAACTCGGCTTTGCGGGTGTTATATGCCACGAAAAACGAAATATTCGTTATACCGTTGCCCGCTTAACAAATGGGGGCGCTATCGATTAACCGAAGAGGAAACCGAACTTTTACGGACCTTCATTTCGGGGCTCCCGAATCAGGGGGCAATAACAGGCCAAACGGTAAAGGAACTCGGGGAATGGGTGTTTAAAATGACGGGAAAGCGGATTAGTTGCGTTTCTTGCCGAGGCTCGGACCTGATTAGCTGGCTTAAAACGGAAATCGCCGAGGGCGAATTGGGCGAATAGGGACGTTTTCGGGCAAAAGCCAAAGGTTATTCCGTTACTATTGTATGAAAGCTAAATTTAAAGCCCTATGGGCTAAAATAACAAAGGAACTGAACGAAATATTCGCGATCCGTAACACAAAGCAAAAAAAACGCAAGTAAATGCCACTCCCAACCCGCCAACCCAAAGAGGACCGTCACGAATTTATTGGCCGCTGTATGGCTGATAGTAAAGCGATTAAAGAATTTCCCGACGCGGCCCAGCGTTACGCGGTTTGCCAGGCTCAGGCCGATAAACCCCAAAATGAAAACTAACTAAGTGCGATTTCGCCGTCGGTGAAACACTAGTAAAATAAGGAAAAACGACTTTTTAAACGATTACAAAAAATGGCTCTTAACTTCCAAAAATCCGAAATTAAAAAGGCTATCGAGGGCTCGGGCGGGTATATATCCGAAATAGCCCGCCGCCTGGGTTGCGATTGGCACACGGCCGACCGCTACATTAAGCTCCACGAATTAACCGCCGAGCTGCAAATCGAGGACGAAAAGTCTACCGACCGCGCCGAGATTAAATTAATGGAAGCCATCGAAGCGGGGGAAATCGCTGCCATCATTTTCAGGCTGAAAACGAAAGGAAAGAAACGCGGGTATATCGAACGCCAGGAAATCACGGGCGCCGATAACCAACCCGTAATAACCATAAGCGCCAATTTATGAAACTGTACATTCCCGTAAGTTCAGACCAAATAACGCTCAGGCGGTTCGTTGACTTTGAAACGGCCGCCGACGATACCGAGCGGGCGATGGTCGCGATTAACAAAAGCCGCGAATATTGCGAGGGGCTCAAGGCCGAAACGGTGCAAACGGTTATCGATTTGTTTTCGACCGCTTGCGTAACGGGGAAAGATACCCACACGCCGACCGTGACGCTCGAGGGAATTAAGCTCGGGTTTATTCCTGATATCAATAATATGACGTTTCGCGAGCACGTGGATTTAGACCAACTTTCGAAATCGATTTGGCTCACGAGCGGCGGAACGGATTATACCAACCTCCCGCAACTCATGGCGATTCTTTACAGGCCCGTTACCGAGCAAGTCGGGGAATATTATAACGTTCAAAAATACGATAGCGAAAAAACTAAGAAATACATTCACGCCATTAACGCGCTGCCAATGGATCGCGTCCAAGGGGGATTGCTTTTTTTTTCGAGTATCGGCGCCGAATTAGTGAACAATTCGTTGGAATCTTTGGACCAAATGATGACGGCGGAGCTGAGGACGGTTATACCCCCTCAGGATTAGCGCGGTGGGGTTGGTATCATATTCTCGAGGCGATTTCGGGGAATGATATAACGAAACACGAAACCGTTTTAGATACGCCAGCGACGGCGATTTTTACCCACCTTAGCTACATGCGCGATTATAGCGCCGAGCAAACGAGAATAATGAAAACAAGTTTTAGAAGATGATACCGCAAATAAGTTATAACGTTTTAATTGATAGATTCCGAGCTTTCGCCGAGGCCCATTTCCTAATTAAGGGATTTAGCCACGGGGACTTATCTAATATCGATATTGAAAAGGAAGTTGAGTTTCCTTGGATGCACGTTTTACCCGTCGAGGTTGAGCCGCGCCAGGGGAGCCGCCTTTATTCGTTCGTTATCATTTTCGCCGATTTGCCACGCGATAAGGAAACGCCCGCCGAATATCAGCGCGAATGCATTTCGGACTGTATTAAGCTCGCCGAGGATTTGTTAGCTGAGGTTCAAAACGGGCAAGTGGTTTTCGGGCCTTTCGTCGAGTTGGATGGGGGCGCCAATATCGAGGTTTTTATAAATGAATTTTCTCACACGCTCGTCGGCGTCAACCTACAAATAACGCTCTCGGTTCCTTGGGATTGGAGCGCTTGCGATATCCCCGCCGATTTCACTATCGGGGGCTCGGGCTCAGGCGGTGAGGGCGTGGCGGTTGGGATTACCCTCCAAACGAACGGCGTTAACAATGGTCTCCAAAGTTTGCTCAACCTTCAGCAAGGAACCAACGTAACCATCGTCGATAACGGAAACGGAACCGTTACAATAAATTCCACGGGAGGCGGTGGCGGCGGAGGTGGGACGGTGACGTCGGTAGCTTTAACGGTTCCCTCGGCTTTCGCGGTTAGTGGATCGCCGATAACGGGAGCGGGGACCCTGGCGATTACAGGCGCGGGAACTTCGGGCGAATATGTCGACGGTACGGGAAGCCTGCAAACATTCCCAAGCATTCCCGCCGCGCAAGTGAATTCGGATTGGAACTCGGTTAGTGGGGTGAGTGAGATATTGAATAAACCAATTCTCGCCACGGTTGCAACTTCGGGCGATTATAACGACCTCATTAACACACCTTCGCCGCAAGGATTGCAGTCGGTAATTAATACCGATAATGATTTAACGAATAACAACATTATTGAAGGTAACGCGACGAATCTAACCTTTCAAAATAATGTTGAGTTTAAAATTTTACCTGATCCATCTATTGGTTTTTTTGAGGTGTTCGTTGGTAAATATCCACCTAATGAAAGTAAGTTACGCGTTGACGCTTTGAATGCATATTTATATACTAAAGGAGCCACCACTCAACAATTCAAAACTGACTCAACTAATTTATATATTCAAACGCCAGCGGTTAGCGCAGGAAGTGCAACGGTTGGCCAAGTGTTGACGTTACAAAATGCATCTACGGGAGCGGTTGAATTTAGTACAAACGGAAGCGGAACGGTTACGAGCGTAGGCCTAACCATGCCCAGCGCGTTCACGGTGGCGGGCTCTCCCGTAACTACGGCGGGAACTTTGGCCGTAACGGGTGCGGGCAATACAGGCCAATATATCAGGGGCGACGGTACGCTCGCCAACTTCCCGAGCACGGGCGGCGGAGGTGGGCAAATATTCTATTTTAACGGGAATATTTCTCAGGGAACTATCGGCGGGAATTCATTTTTTCAACTGGGCACGTCGGCCAATACGGGACCCGCTGCCAACTTTACGCGAAATACTACGGGCGTTATTGCGCGATTCATTACGGATGTTAACTCGCCGAATCATTTAATTATACCCTCGGGAGTTTGGACGGTTGACGTTTACCTGAGCGAAACGGGAAGCGGTTCGAATAACGCCGAAATCGTGGCGGTTTTGAAGATATACAACGGCGCAACTTTTACGACGGTCGCGACCTCGCCGCTCGAGCAAATAACCAACGGAAACGTCCCCGATTTATATACGTTCGCCATTTCGGTACCGAACACAGTAACGGCCGCAACGGACCGCGTCGTTATTGAATTCGATATTCAAAATACAAACGGAAAAACGGTTACCCTTTATACTGAGGACGGCAAAATAGGCGAGGTGCATACAACCTACGCGATCGGGCTCAGCTCCTTAAATGGGCTTACCGCCAATACTCAAACGTTTGCCACGGGCACGGCGGGAACGGATTTCGCGATTAATTCAGCGGGCAGCGTTCACACGTTTAATCTACCAACGGCGAGCGCGGCGAATCGAGGCGCGTTATCGAGTGCGGATTGGTCGACGTTTAATAATAAACAAAATTCGATCGGCTTAACTACGGTCGGGACTAACCTCGCCACGCTTCCGAATCCGAGCGCGATTCGTTATCTGCGAGTAAATGCGGATAATAGTGTAAGTGCCTTAACGGCAACGCAATTAAGAGAGAGCCTTGGTATATATCGCGTGACGCTTGGTTCGGACGTTTCAATTACGGCATTAAATACCACACT